ATGCGAGTTACGATGCTTCGTACACGTATGCGTATGTCGGCTCGCGTCTGGCCTTCCGCGGCAAAATCGTCCGGGCGCAAAGCGTGGCAGCGTACAAGGCGATACGCGAGGTGGCGTAAGCGCAAAGCGCCAAAGCGTGGAGCGAAGCGACTAAAACGAAAGAACGGGATTCGGATGGTTTCCGAATTCCATTTAAAAGGTATTCAAATACCGGCGAAGCCGGTCGAAAAAATAGAATTTTGAGGTATATGAAAAAGATTATCGCATTTTTAAAAATGAGTAACCGTTACAAGCATCTTATCGGTGGTTTGATGGTAGGTCTATTGGGATTTACTCCTTGGACGGCCTTTTATGCTGCGGCCATTGCAGCTTCCTGTCTGGAACTGAAAGATACTCTTCGGGGAAGTCCTTGGGACTGGATTGATTGGGGGCTCACCGTCGCGGGTGGCAGTATATCCGTTTTATTTTGGATGATAGTGTAATTCGTTTATCTGTTTTGCCTGTTAAATCAGTAACTTTGCAAGCGGTAGAGTTCCCCAATAGTCCGTGTGGTCTATCGCGGGTACAACAATGCGAATGCGAATGGCGGTGTGTCGAATGCGAATGCGAATAACGATGCTTCGAATACGAATGCGAATGTCGGCTCGCGTCTGGAAATCTAACAAATCGGCGTACAGCAGCGGGGACGTGTCCCCGAAGCGGTGCCGAGGGGAGCAAGCCACAGCAACAGCACCAGAAAAGGTGGAAAGCTGAAAAATCACGCGTCGGGTGGAGTTTGGTAGGCTGTTATCAGTTCGAAGAAGTCAGACCCGGGGAAAGGAAGGCCCTCATCTTCCATGTTTATTAACCAATAGCTTATGCGCAGGGAAGGATATATTATCGAGGAAATCATCGAATACTCCAATATGTCGGAGGCATTCGATTCGGTACTTCGCGGAACCGATCGTAAGAGGTCAAGGCAGGGACGATTCCTGCTTGCCCATAGGGAGAAGATTATCACCGAACTGACGGCTTCCATTGCGGACGGCTCATTCCGGCTGGGCGGCTACCATGAGAGGGAAATTGAAGAATACGGTAAAAAACGTATTTTGCAGATCCTGTCCATGAAAGACCGCATCGCTGTGTTTGCCATCATGAATGTGGTGGACCGCCACCTGCAAAAACGTTATATCCGGACAACCGGTGCAAGCATCAAAAGGCGCGGTACTCATGACCTGATGAACTGCATACGTACCGATTTGCAAAAAAATCCGGAAGGCACGCTTTACGCATACAAATTTGACATCCGGAGGTTTTATGACAATGCGCGGCAGGACTTTGTTATGTGGTGCTTCCGGAGGGTGTTCAAGGACAAAAGGCTGTTGGTCTTGTTGGAGCGGTTTGTTAAGCTGCTGCCGGAAGGTATCAGTTTCGGACTGCGCAGTTCACAAGGGGCAGGAAATCTGCTTCTGTCTGTATTTTTAGACCACTATCTGAAGGATAAGTACGGGGTTCGTTATTACTATCGCTATTGCGATGACGGACTGGTACTCGGTAAAACGAAAGCGGAATTGTGGAAGATTCGTGATGCTGTTCACGGGCAAATGGGAAAAATAGACTTGGAAATAAAGCCGAATGAACGGGTGTTCCCTGTGGAAGAAGGCATTGATTTCCTTGGCTATGTTATCCGTCCCGACTATGTAAGATTGCGGAAACGCATCAAACAGAAGTTTGCCCGGAAAATGCACGAGGTAAAATCGAGAAAAAGACGGCGGGAACTGATTGCCAGTTTCTACGGCATGACGAAGCACGCCGACTGTAATAAGTTGTTTAAAAAATTAACAGGCAAAGAAATGAGAAGTTTTAAAGACTTGAATGTCGCTTACAAGCCGGAAGACGGTAAAAAGCGATTCCCCGGAGTGGTGGTAAGCATCCGGGAACTGGTAAACTTACCCATTGTAGTGAAGGACTTTGAGACCGGTATCAAAACCGAGCAGGGAGAAGACCGCTGTATTGTGGCCATCGAAGTGAACGGCGAGGCAAAGAAGTTCTTCACCAACAGCGAGGAAATGAAGAATATTCTCGCACAAGTAAAGGAAATGCCGGATGGTTTCCCGTTTGAAACGACCATCAAGACAGAGACATTCGGCAAAGGTAGAACCAAATACGTGTTTACATGAGAAGAGTTGAAGGAAGTTCCGGGGTTTCGCTGATGGAATGCACGAACCCGGTTAAAGACAAATGGCGCATCCGATGGGATGTGCAGGAAAAAGAGAACGGCTCTGCCTCCTACATGGAAGAGGAGTTCGGGCATAAGCCTACTGATGAGGAAATCCACACATTGGTTATGTCCTGGTATAACAGCCAGACTGATGCGGCTATCCTATCCGGATTCGCCTATAATGGTGCCCATGTATGGCTTTCTGTGGAGAACCAGTACAACTATAAGGCAGCATACGATTTGGCCGTTCAGACGGGCGGAGAAACCCTGCCAGTGACGTTTAAGTTCGGTTCGGATGAACAACCGGAATACCATACTTTTACTCAGTTAGAAGAACTGAAAGATTTCTATACAAAAGCAGTAGGATTCATTCAGACAGTTCTGGCTGAAGGCTGGGAAAAAAAGGACAAGTTCAATTTGGAATTATATCGGATTGAGTGATTGACAATCCCTTCGGGGGAGGGATAAAAAAAGCCCCCGGCCTGTTAATATAGACGCCAATCATTTATTAACACAAAACGCCACGAGAGTGCGCGACCGGGGGCAATGCCCTCTGCCGCACTCTCGTGGCGTTTTTACGCATTAAATAAATGATTGGCATTGCAAAAGTACAAAAATGATTGGATATGACATTGTTTGAAGCACTTAAATTTAACAGAGAACCGCTTGAAATGCTTATAAGTTTGGGCGGCAAGCAGGATGACCTTCGATTCATAGACTTATATACGGAGTATGAGGTCATGAAAAAACAAGGTGAAAAGACCACTTATGCAGTGGCGTTTTTGGCAAATAAATATTCGGTAAGCGAACGTAAGGTGTATGATGTTATCAAACGGTTTGGAAAGCACTGCACGCTCGGTGCAGTGTGATTGATGTGCCGGGGATGCCTTGTGTTGTCCGGTAGAGCTACCTTTGTACAACCAAAAATAAAGCTCATGAATAAGTATTACCAGACATTAGACAAGATACTCCAAACGGGCAAAATCCAGACCAATAGGAAAGGGCGTATCAAGTATCTATTAAACGAAAGGCTCATGCTAACCCCCGCTGATTTACTTGACATATTTGAAAGCCACGGGATAGCCAGGAAAAAGCTGAAAGAGGAATTGAAACTGTTTATGCAAGGAGTCCGGGATGTGGAAAAATACAAAGAGGCAGGGATTACCTGGTGGGATTATTGCGGCCATACCCTTGTAAACAGCTATCCAACTTACTTTGAAAAGCTTCCACCCCTCATAACCAGGATTAACCGGGAAAAGCGCAACAGCAAGAATTATGTCCTGTTTCTTGGAGAAACCGGGGTGGAAAGCAACCAGGCACCCTGCCTGAGTCTTGTGCAGTTCCAAATTGATGAGGGAGAATTGGTGCTATCTGCATATCAGCGTAGTTCTGATGCGAACCTTGGGCTTCCGGCTGATATTTATCATCTTTATCTGATGGCAAGGCAGGTGGAGCTTCCCCTGAAGTCCATAACCCTTGACCTTGGAAATGTGCATATATATGAAAATAACATTGACCGGACTCTGGAACTGTTATCCGGAGTTGAAAACATTAAATTTGACTTGAACGTATGAAGAATATGAATTTATCTGCACCACTGCCATTTGTAGGCCAAAAAAGAATGTTTGCTAAAGAGTTTATTAAAGTTTTGGAACAGTTCCCTGAAGATACCGTGTTTGTGGACTTGTTTGGCGGTTCCGGACTTCTTTCGCATATAGCCAAAAGAAGCAAGCCCGATGCTACTGTTGTCTACAATGACTTCGACAACTACCGGTTCAGACTGAAAAATATCCCACAGACAAATAAACTGCTTGCCGATATTAGGGAGCTGGTGGGTAATTCGATACCCAAACATAAACCAATTAAAGGGGAACTTAGAGAACGCATTTTTAAACGTATCGAGGAAGAAGAACTAAATGTTGGGTACGTGGATTTTATAACCTTATCATCCTCACTTATGTTCTCCATGAAGTATAAATTGTCTGTAGCCGAAATGCGCAAGGAAGTCCTTTATAACAACATTCGCAAGACCGGTTATCCGGAGTCTTCTGACTACTTAAAAGGGCTTGAAATTGTATCATGCGACTACAAAGCAGTATTCAACCAATATAAGGATGTTCCCGGAGTCGTCTTTTTAATTGATCCGCCTTATCTTTCCACTGATGTTGGTACGTACAATATGTATTGGCGCTTGTCTGATTATTTGGATGTTTTAAAGATACTCGAAAAGCATTCCTTCGTTTATTTCACATCCAATAAATCCTCCATACTTGAACTGTGTGAATGGATTGGAGCAAACAAAACCATTGGCAATCCTTTTGAGGGTTGTACAAAAAAGGAATTCAATGCCCACATGAATTATTCTGCCGAATATACAGACATGATGCTGTATAAGAAACAGGAAAAATTAGTTCATAAAACAGCTGCTTAG